TTGATACACAAAGTAACCAAGCATCTGTACAACGTGCATTTGCTGGAGAAGTTAATGACGAAATTTTAGCAATTGAATTTTTACACTGTGGACAAAATTATACATCAGCAGATTATACATTTATTGGCTCAGGTGCAGATGTAGAAGTTAAACAAGAAGAATATAGAGACGATGCTTTATTTGAAGCAAGAATTGTTACAGGCGAGGCATCAGCAGCAGCAGGTGGCGGCGGATTTACACTTATTGGTAACAACGCACAGTCTGGTAACGAAACAAGTATTCAAATTGCTACACAGGATGATAACGAAGAAGCAAACTTATTAGGTTTAAGAATTATTATTACATCAGGTCCTGGAACAGGACAGTATGGTGAAGTAAAAGCATATAATTCTTTAACAAAACAATTACAAGTTAAAAAAGAAACAACAGGTGAAGATGGTTGGGATCATATTATTCCTGGCACACCACCAGTTAGTTTAATTACAACTACTTCTTCATACTTGTTTGAACCAAGGGTAGTGTTTGATGCACCGCCATTTGCTTCAGCAGTAGTAAATTTAACAGCAGGTACAACTTGGGGTGACATAGAATTTGGTGGAACAAGAAAGAACTTTACCAATGTAGTAGGTGACCCAGGCAACGGAACAACAGTTGATATTATTCCTGCTACAGCAACATTTAATGTTTTAAAAGAAGGTAAGGATTATACTGTAACACTTAACCAAGGTGGAGCAGGATATACTGTTGGCGATGTAATTGTGTTAGAAGGTGACGCATTAATTGGAAATAGTGATAACAATATTACACTTACTGTAACAAGTATTTCAAACGATAGTACAAATAGTATTGTTACGTTTAAAACAGAAGGTAAAGCAGCAAGCGGTAGATACGTTGCAGTTGCAAACACAGGCGCTACAGTAAACTGGTCCGATGATGGCACAAACTGGAACGCTTCAAACTTACCAAGTTCAGGTAATTGGAAAACACTGGCTACAGGCAATAACAGATTTGTAACAATTAAACAACAAAGTAATGAAGTTGCTGTCTCCGAAGATGGTGAAACTTGGATTGCAGCCACATTACCTATTAGCTCAGACTGGTCAGACATTGCATTCGGCAACGGCATATTTGTTGCAGTTTCTAAAGAAGGCGGGTATGCTGCATTTAGTGAAACAGGAACAACTTGGACACTTGCAAATATTCCAGCAGGCGGTGACTCAACATTTGATCAATGGAATAATGTAGCATTTGGTGCAAACAGATTTGTAGCAGTAGCACAATCACAAAACATTGCAGCACACGGTGAATACAATGGTTCAACAATTGTTTGGACAACAGTGATAATGGACGTGATTGCTGATAGTTCACAAAAAGATTGGTTTAAATTAGCATATGGTAATAACAGATTCGTAGCAATTGCTCCAGGAGGCGAAATTGCTTACAGTTATGACAGAGGAACAACGTGGCGCGGCGCAATGATGCCAACACCAGATGGTTCCACAATACTTGACTGGAACGATATGAAATACGGACAAGGATTGTTTGTTGCTACTGTAGATACAGGCGGCAAAGAAATTTCAGGCGCACCTACACTAGGACCTGTAGATTACATTTATCAATCAGAAGATGGAATTTATTGGACTAAGAAAACTGTTGTAGCAGAAGGCAACTGGGGTAAACTTGCATTTGGTAATCCAGATGTAACATTAGGTGACGGTGGCGATAATAGAAAAGGCCATTGGGTAATTCTTAACCAAGATGTAACAACATCACACTTGTTAGTTACAACTGGTAGAGCACCATTTGGTAGAGCAAACGTGCTTGCAGGTAGAATTGCATCAGTTAACTTAATTGATCCTGGTAGCGGATATCCTGCAGCAGGACCTACGTACACTGTAGTTGATCCTAACAACACAGGCGAACTTGTACTTGATACTACAAGAATTGCTGATAGAGTATTAGCACAGCCAAGTTGGATTAACAGAGGTACACAATACAAAACATCAACTACTACAGTATCAATAATTGGTGATGGTTTTGCAGATATTACTCCGGTAGGTAAATTCTTAACAGTTAAAGATATGCCTAGAGTAATTGGCCCAGGTGCGCAGTTAAGAATAACTGACAATCCTGAGCTTTACACAGTTGTTGCAATTGAAAACGAAGGGCAACAAGATGACGGGAACTTCGTGTTAAGATTCCGTGTAACGCCTGACTTAAAGATCGAAAATGATATTGTTAATAATACAGTTGTAACACTTAATACACGATATAGTCAGTGTCGTATTACAGGACACGATTATTTGGACGTTGGTACAGGTAATTTTGCAGATACGAACTACCCTAGTTTGTATACAAGAACTTATCTATCATATCCAGAAAACGAAGTACAAGAATTTAACGGTGGTAGAGTGTTCTACGCAAGTACTGACCAATCAGGTAACTTTAGATGTGGTGAATTATTTGCAGTTGAACAAGCAACTGGTATCGTAACAATTAGTGCAGACTTCTTTGATCTTAATGGTCTATCAGAACTTGCACTAGGCGGAATTAGAGTTGGTGGTACAGGAACAGTTATTAGAGAATTTAGTACTGATCCTTTATTTACAGCAGACTCAAACAATATTGTTCCAACGCAACGAGCAATTAAAGCGTACTTGACTAACAGATTAAATGTTGGTGGTGCAGACTTGTTAACAGCGAGCTTCATTGCAGGTACGGTTAAGATAGGACCAAATCTTATTGGCAACTCGGCAAACTTAACAGTTCAAGTTCCGGTTGTTATGGATTTCAAAGGCGAAAAGGCTGGCATTCAAGGCAGTATGTTAGCCCAAACAATGTTCTTTAGATCATTTAAGAATAGAGAATAACATAAATATATGTACACTACGGAGTAGATAATGGCAGAGTTTAAACTAGGTAGAATTAGATTTGTATGGAAAGGGGACTGGGCAGGTTCCACGACATACTACAAAGATGATGTAATCAAGTACGGAGGACGTACTTACATCTGTGCAGTTGGTCATACCGCCAACAGCGATTTTTATGCAGACTTAAATATTGTTCCAAGTAAATGGAATCAAATGACAGATGGTCAATCCTGGAAAGGGGATTGGACAATTGCAACAGATTATGTAATTAATGATGTTGTAAAATATGGTGGTAATTTGTATATTGCAAATGCTGCACACACATCTGCCGCAACAACTGCCCTTGGACTTGAGGACGATTCTTCAAGTTGGACAACTTATGCAGAAGGCTTAGACTGGAAAGGAAACTGGACAGTTAGCACTCGTTATAAGTTAAATGATCTAGTTAAATATGGTGGAAACACATATATCTGCTCAACTGGACATACATCTGCCGCACTTACTGCCGACGGTTTAGAACAAGATATTGGTAACTGGAACAATTATAATGATGGTATTGATTATAAAGGTGACTGGGTTACTGGTACAAGATATAAAGAATATGATGTAGTAAAATTTGGTGGCAACCTTTACATTGTAAAAGCAGGACAACACCACACAGCATCAGCAGCATTTGCTACAGATACTGCTAAATGGGATTCTTTTGTTGAAGGCTTTAAATTTGAAAATGCTTATTCAGCAAGTACAGAATATAAAGTTGGTGACGTAGTATTATACGGTGGTAATTCGTATGTTGCTAAAACAATTAGCACAGGACAAACACCTCCTGTAAGTACTAGTGACTGGGCATTATTTGCAGAAGGCTTTGCATATGAAAATGCTTGGGCAATCGGTACAAGTTATAAAATCGGCGAAGTAATTACTCTTAACGGTTATACGTACAGAGCTGTACAAGATAGTCCTGCAATTGCAGTGACCGTAACAGCAACTGATAACGGATCCAACGAGTTTACAACAGCAGATACTACAGGATTAATTGCTAATCAAGTAATTCAATTTAGTGGTACAACATTTGGTAACGTATTCCCAGGCGGAACGTACTATGTGAAAACTGTAGACTCAGGAACAACATTTACAATTTCAACAACATTAGGAGGATCAGCATTTACTCCTACAACAGCAACTGGATCTATGACAGCAACAGGTGCTGCTCACCCAACAAACACAACTTACTGGAATAAACTTAACGAAGGTATTAGTTGGCAAGGTAATTGGGCTGATGACCGAGAGTATGAAGTTGGTGATGCAGTAAAATTAGGCGACAACGCATTTATTTGTGTACAGAAACACCGTTCAGAAGGTGACACTGACTCAACTATTGGCGGAGAAGGCGGCGGTGCTGCTAACTCAAGACCAGATTTAGACGCTACAGGTAGTTATTGGAACCAGTTAATTACAGGTTCTGAAACAAGTGTATTAACTACAAAAGGTGATTTAGTATACTTTGGTGGTTCTGGTGTAACTAGACTTCCAATTGGAGCAGAAGGCGAAGTACTACGTGCTGGCGCAGAGTACCCAGAATGGGCATTACTTGGCCAAAGCGATTATGTTTATTGGGTTGGCGAACACGGACAAGATAAACCTTATCCTTTAGCAGGTGGAACAGTTGATAAGCCATTTGCAAGTGTACGTTATGCAGCTCATCAAATTGATAATGGTGCATTTAATCCTAATACAAAAGATTTATTAAGAAAGAATAGACACTTCATTCAAAGAGAAACTCAAGAATGGATTGACTATCAAATAGAATACTTTACAAATACAGCACCAGATGCTACAAGCATTTGGTATAACTTTACATATGATGATGCTAAGTGTGAAAGAGACACAGGCTTCCTTGTTGACGCACTAGTTTATGACCTTGGTAATGGTGGTAATGTTAAGTCAAGAGGTGCTGCTAACAGTTATGTTGGAGCATTAAGCGAGTCAGAAACTGAAGCAAATCCACTTTTAGGTAGTCAAAAAGATCAGCACATTGCTGCATTTAACTATATGCTTACAGTTGTAGGACACGTTTTTGCACAAACAGATCCAGCAGTAAATTATCAAACTACAAACGGTGATAATTCAACTTCAATCGTTGCACAACACAAAGATGCTACAATTGCAGCAGAAGCAGGCGTTTTAACAAAAGCAACTGCACTTATTACTATTGTATTGAACGCACTTGAAGATGAAGATGCTTCAAGAGTACCTGCTAGATATATGCCTAATTCACTTATTAAAGTTAAGACAGGTACATATACTGAAGTAGGACCAATTATGGTTCCAGAAAACACTTGTGTAATTGGTGAAGAAGTACGTTCTACAACAGTTACAATGGATTTAGGAACAACAAACAAGACAGATGCAAAATATAGTATTGAAACATACGCACACTTAAACGATGTAGTACAAAAAATCGTTACTGGTGCTACTGTAACTGCTACAACAGGTAATGCTGAAACACAAAGCATTGCAGTACCATTTGGTGATACACCTGAAGCAGCAAGAGTTGACAGACTAATGGGTGCATTGCTACACAACACTGACTTTAGAGTTGGTAATTTTGCACACAGTTTCAGAACAGATCCAACAGGTTACAATATTGGTTACTTAACTGGATACGGAAATGCAAGATCACAAATTGTAGAAAACAAAGAATACTTACGAGAAGAAGTTACAGCATTTATTACTGCTGAATACCCAGCATTAAAGTATAGCAGAACAAAATGTAAGCAAGACGTAGGTTATTTGATTGACTCGCTAACATATGATATGACATATGGTGGTAACAGTCAAGCAATTAGAGCAGGGTTATCATACTATGACGGCCCAGGTGGACCATACGCCGGTAACTTTGGTGCAGATTCCAATGAACCAACTGCGACTGTAGCAGCATATCAATTTATGCGTGATCATTTAGCAACTATTGTACTAAATCAAACTGCTACATCAAGACAATCTACAGTAGCACAGTTTAAATTTGGCACAGCAGCATCTACAGCAGCAAAAGATAGAGTTATTGAGTTGATGAATATTATCATCGACTTAATTAGTGCTGGCGCAACAACAGGTGCACCAAATGTAACTATAAACAGCATTTCTTCAAATGTAATTACAACTTCAGCAGCACACGGATTAAGTGTAGGAGACTCGTTTACACCAAGAACAACTGCTAACGGTTTAACAGCAGATCAAAAATATTGGGTTGAAAGTACTCCAGCAGCAGCAACGCTGACTGTTTCTACAGTGTTTAACGGAAGCGCAGCAACATTAAGTAATGGTAGCGGTTTAACAATCATTGCAGATGTTGTACAAGAACCAGCAGCAACAAATGCTGTTTCAACTACCACTGCATTAATTACAGCAGCACAGAATGTTGATGCCGCACAAGAAACAATGGTTACTGCAATGAGTAATTTCTTAGCAGCAACATATCCAAGTTTAACATATAACACTGATAAGTGTAAGCGTGATGCTAGATTAATTTCAGAAGCAGTAATGTTCGACTTTATGTTTAACAGTAATCACAAAACACTTAAAGCAGCATACGCTTACTTAAGAAGTACTGCAAGTGATGTATATGATAAAGGTCAAAAGACAGCAACTATTGCTGCATTTGATTTTATAAAAGATTATATGGATAGTGTTGCAGGTGACGCAACAGCAAAAGCACGTATTGAAACATTGATGGAAGATTTACTTGATGTTATTTACAGTGGATCAACTGAAGGTAGTAGATGTGTATCAGATGAAAGAAATGTACATCACGCTGCTACACAGATTTTAAGAAACAAAGACTTTATTGTTGCAGAATCAACAGCATACATTGCAAATACTTACAAAGAAACTGTTACAGCAACAACAGCATCAGACAACAGTATTACAATTGGTAGTACAAGTTGGCTACAGAGAAACACAGCGATTGAATTCTCAGGAACTATTGTTGGTGCTCCAGCACTTGCTGATCAGTCAGATGGTATTTTAGAAGGTGTAACTTACTATGTACAAAACATTTTAAGTGCAACTAAGTTTACTATTTCAAATGAAAGAAATGGTACTGCTAGAGTAATGGTAGATGACACAGGTTCAGCAACTGTTAAGTTAGTATACAACAGTGCATCTTGTGAAAGAGATATTGGCGAAGTATTAGAAGCATTATTCTACGATATTTCATATCCAGGTAACTACAAAACATTGCTATGTGCAAGATACTATGGTAATGGAGTAGTTGGATCACACGAAGAAGATTTATACTACCTACGTAACGGTACAGGTATTAGAAACCAAACATTAAAAGGTATGAATGGTGACTTACTTGCTCCGAATAGTTTTGGAACAAGTCGTGTATCAGGTGGTGCTTACTGTTCATTAGATCCAGGTTGGGGTCCAGAAGATTACAGAGTATGGATTACAGAACGTTCTCCATATGTACAAAACAACACAACGTTTGGTAATGCCGGCATTGGTCAGAAAATTGATGGCGCACTACACAACGGTGGTAACGATTCGATTGTATCCAACGACTTTACACAGGTTATATCCGACGGTATTGGTGCTTGGGTAGCAAACAATGGTAGAGCAGAGCTTGTATCAGTGTTTACTTACTACTCACACATTGGTTACTTGTCAACTGAAGGTGGAAGAATTAGAGGTACAAACGGTAACAACTCATACGGTGACTTTGGTTCAGTAGCAGAAGGATTTGATGCTACAGAAACACCACAAACTGCTATCATAGATAACAAATTCCAGTATGAAGCAACAGTTAAAGATGTTACAACAGATAATGCAGAAGAAGTTTACGCATTTGAATTTGAAAATGCTGGTATTGACTACGAAGAAGGCGAGTTCCTAATTTCAGGTGCTGGTACAGGTGCGTTTGCAATCGTTGACGAATTTAGAGATAATGCTGTACACAGTGTATTCTTACAAGATAACGTAGACGATAGTTCTAACGCTCCGGAAGTAGTTGGTAACTTTGGTGGATTTGGTTACATAAGTAATGCAAATACTGCACAGGGTGGTAACACAAGTGCAATTACACTTGCAGCAACTGATGCAGAGATTAGTTCAGCATATGTTGGAATGAAAGTTTATGTAACAGGCGGTTCAGGTGTTGGACAGTTTGGTGTTATTAGTACGTACAATGCAGGTACAAAACTTGCAAACGTTGTAAGAGAAAGCGATGGCGCAAGCGGTTGGGATCATATTGTTGCAGGAACAACTATTGTTGCACCAGATGCATCGTCAACATATATTGTTGAGCCAAGACTAACATTTACTGCTCCAGGATTTAGTTCCGAAGGTGGCACATTGTCATCATCAGGTACTTGGACAGCAGCAGAGTTTATTGAAACTGCTGATGTTTACTTACCGACAGCAACAGGCGGCAACGGTACAGGTGCAGCATTCCAAGTTATTAGAAACGGTTGGAAATATACAGTATCTGTAGTAAGCGGTGGTACAGGCTACACTAGACTTGATAATTTAGCAATTACAGGTTCACAACTAGGTGGTACAGATGGTACTAACGACATTACAATTACAGCAACAGCAATTAATAGTACAACAGGCGAAATCCTAGAAGTTGATACAACTGGCTTTGGACAAGCAGGTGCATTTTTTGCAGCAAAAACAGGAAGCACAGCAGCCACAAGAAGTATTGACGGCAAAACTTGGGGTGCAGCGACATTACCGAGTGCATCTAACTGGACAGCATTAGCAGCAGGAAAAATTGATGATGGATCATCAGTTGGTAAAGTTGCTAGAATAGTTGCAGTTGCGTCAGGAACATCAAATGCTGCTTACTCAGCAGACGGTAGTACTTGGACAGCAACTAGTTTGCCAGCAAGTGCAACTTGGATTGACGTAACATACGATAATTACAACCAAAGATTTGTAGCAATTGCAAGTGATAGTGTAACTGTAGCGATATCATTAGACGGTGAAGTTTGGGATACTACAGGTACATTAAACAGCACAGGCTTTACTGCTATTACAGCAGGACAAAGTATATTAGTTGCTGTTAAATCAGGCACAACAACTGCTGCTTACAGTATAGACGGCGGAGTTAATTGGATTGATGTAACAACTTTACCAGCAGCAAGTGCTTGGTCAAGTGTAGCATTTGGACAAAACCACTTTATTGCAACAGCAACTGACAGTAGTGCAATTGCATACAGTATTGATAAAGGTGCTACTTGGACTACAAAAGATATTAGTTCACCAGACTCAACAACACCAGCAGGATTGCAAAGAATTGCATACGGCCAAGGCCAGTTTATGATTACTGCATACAAAGCAGGTGAAGATGGCGAAGGTTATACTTATGTTGCAATGTCACAAGATGGTTATAACTTTACTTGGGAAGGTGTTGGATCTGGAGAGGTTACATCAAACGGATTTAACGCTGTAGCATTTGGTACATATCAGCGTAACGGTTATTGGGTAGTTATTGATACAGACGCATCAGATAGCGTACAAAGAATTAGTGCAGGCGCAACAACAAAAGCAAGACCTGGAGTTGCACAGAACAAAATCTTTGAAGTACGTATCACAGAACCAGGTTCAGGATATGAAACTGTACCTACAATGACTATTACTGATCCAAGTGAAATTTACCCAGTACCGTTCGAAGTTAGAACAGGAAGCGGTGTACTTGCTACTCCATCATTTAGAAGTAGAGGTACAGGATACGTTTCAGCAAGTGCTGACTTAGTAGGTGGTAATGGTTATGCAGAGTTTAGTCAAAGCGGAAACTTTATTGCAATTAGACAATTAAGTGCTCGTCCGCCAACAGGATCAAACATTGTATTTGGACACTTACCAAATGAAACATTCAAGTTGGTTAACATTGTTACACTACTTGGAGCAAATGATGGCGCATTAACTTGTTTCTTACAGATATCACCAGAAATGAAAGTTATTAATGTTCCAGCAGACGGCGTAAGTGTTACAACAAGAATTAGATACTCACAGGTACGTTTAACAGGACACGATTTCTTAGATATTGGTACTGGATCGTTTACAGAAACAAACTATCCAAACAATCCTTTACAAGATCCTGTACAACTACAAGAAACTAGAGAACGTAATGGAGGTAGAGTGTTCTTCACTGCTACTGACCAAGACGGTAACTTTAGAGTTGGTGACTTGTTTAGTATTGAACAATCAACTGGTGTTGCAACATTGAATGCAGATGCATTTAACATTGCAGGACTACAAGAACTATCACTGGGTGAAGTTACACTAGGTGGCGGATCAGCAAGTATTGACGAATTTAGTACAGATCCGTTCTTTACAGCAGACAGTGACAATGTAGTACCAACGCAGAGAGCGATCAAAGCGTACATTAGTTCACAAATTGGTGGTGGTGGTGCATCACTTAACGTAAATAGTGTTACAGCAGGTTTTATATATATTGCTGCTGATGCTATAACAACTACAACACAACAGGCTATTAATGTTGATGCAAATATGAACTTTAAAGGCGGTGTGCGTGGTTTACCAGTAGCGTGGAGTTACTTCTTAACATAAACATAATGGAGAAAATGTAAAATGGCAACAGGAAGATTAGGAACAGCAGATCTAGCAGCGGTTACAGATACTACTCTGTACACTGTTCCGGCAGATACTTTTAGTGTATTAACGCTATCGGTATGTAATAGAAATGCTAGTTCAGCAAAGATTAGAGTGGCAGTGTCCGCAAGTGCAACACCGGCAAATGATGAATTTATTGAATTTGATTCAGAATTAGTTGGTAATTCAGTTATTGAGCGTACAGGTATTGTAATGGACGCTACAAAAATTTTAGTTGTACGTTCTGACACAATTAACGTCAGTGCAGTAGCATACGGCATTGAAACAGCAACGATATAACGAGGAGAGATAAAGATGGGAAGAGAAGTAAAAGCAAATCCAAGAGGAGTTGTGCCTCCCTCACTCTTCGCTCAGGAAGCGATTAATGCTAGTCGATCAATTGAATCAAACAAAATTTATTTTGTTGATACTTCAACAGGCGTAGCAACATTAGACTTACCAAATAACCCTTTTGTAGGGGACATCATTAAGATTTTTGATGTAAATGGATCGTTTCAAACAAACAACTTAACAGTTGATCCTGGGTCACATAAGATTATGCGTAATGCAGATACTATGACAGTGAGTACAGAGGGTGCAGCGTTTACATTAGTTTATTCAGGTTCGGCCAGTGGCTGGCTTGTAGAGGCGATTTAATAGGAGAATTTGTAAATGCCATTTAATTATAACAGTGTTAAGAAGATAACAAATGACGGTATTGTTGATGCATCATTAACAGGTGATGACTTTGCAAGTGGTGCTGTTAACGCAGCAGCAGTAGCAGCAGGTGACATCACAGGTGATAAAATCAATGCAGCAAACATTACTTCTGGTAAAATTAACGATGCAAGTATAACCGAAACTGCTATTGCAGACGGTGCAGTTAGTTTATCAGGAAGCATACCGACCGGTACACTACCTGTTGCCAACGGTGGTACAGCATTAACTTCTACTGCCGCTGATAGAACTTTGATGGTAAACAATTCAGGTAATGCACTTGAATGGGGCTTTAGTGGTCTTATTCAATGTAATGTGTACACAGGAAACAGTACTTGGACAAAACCAGCAGGCTGTACTAGAGCTAGAGTACAAGTAGTTGGTGGCGGAGCAGGTGGGTCTGGACACGGAGAAGCAGGCGGAGCCGGCGGCTATTCAGAAGAAATTGTTGATGTAACTGGCGTAAGTACAGTGAGTATAACAATTGGCGGCAATGGCGGCGGTGTAAACTATCACAACCAAGCAGGTAATGGAGGAACATCAAGTTTTGGTCCTTATCTATCAGCAAGTGGCGGTGAAGGAGCAAGGCGTGTTGGCG